AGCGCCGTGACAGAGGTATTGATCTGTGGCTGCAAGCCGGTGAAATGTTGGGTGTTGCCGAGTTTGCGGACGGAGGGATTCTTTCCTCCTATTCCAGCGCTATCGAAAACCTGCCCGACGTTGTGTGGGATGACGGGGACGGCGACAGCAAGCCTAAACCGATTCAGACTACCGGTGGCGGCGGAAGCAATTCGTTCTCGGTCAGCGTCGCAGCAAATCCTGTTTTCCAGATTGAAGGCGGCGAAAGCACCGACGATATTCTTGACAAGCTCAAGGGAAAGCAGAAGGAGCTTGCGGAAATCTTCGGAAACGCGATTGCCGAGCAGCTCGAAGACATCGTTGCCAATATGGTTTAAGGGAGGCGTAACGCATGGAATTCTACCTCACTTCCAAAAGGACGGGAGCGCGTCTGCGCATCCCTCTGTTGCCAGACCGCCTGAATGTTAAGACTGGTGCGAGCGTCGTCTCCCTGTCCATCATCAAAAAAGGCGAAGTCAAGATACCCCGTGGGTCAACACTCGCGGGATATTCTTGGAATGGTGTATTCCCGTCAGACCAACTGGCTTCCGCTTCGTATGTCTATGACTGGCAGGAACCGGCGAAAATCATCAAACTGCTTGAAGAGTGGCAGGAAAACGGTGATACCATCACACTCATGGTAACGGACTTGTCCATCAACGTAGATACGTTCATAGAGAGCTTCGTCTACGAGTATTACGGCGTCGGAAACGTCTCATATACCATCAATCTGACAAAGCGGCTTGAACTGTTCGTGACCACAACACCAGCACCTGTTGTTCCTCCTTCTTCCGCTTCATCTTCGGACGAGAGTGGCGGAAATAAGAAATACGGAACGGTTACGGGCGGCAAGGTGAACGTGCGCAAAGGGCCGGGAACCAATTATAAGAGCTACGGAACCCTCAGCAAGGGCACGCAGGTTGAAATACTCGATAAGAGCGGCAACTGGTATAAGATCGTATACCCGAAGGGCGAAGGCGGCGTAGGCTGGATTAGCGCAAGCTATATCAAGCTGACGACATCTTCCTCGTCTTCCAGCAGCGGTTCGTCGAGCAATAGTTCCAGCAAGAAGAATTCCAACTCGTCTACGGCGAAATCGACGACCTCGAACAACACCAACAGCAAGAAGTCCCTGACGTTATCGAAGCCGAATACGAGCCTAATCAATGTGGCGAAGGATGCAGTGAAGAAGAGCATTGAATCCAAGACGAAGGTCGTGTCCAGCGCATTGAGCAAAGTCACCAATGCAATCAAGAGTGCTCTTGCGGGCGCTGCAAAGTCTACTACGAAGAAGACCACCACAAAGATAAATATCCCTACGAAGAAGATTACCCCTGCAAAGAAGAATACGTTCAACAGGCTCAAGAAGTAAGGAGGGCAGTTTATGGTATCCGTTGATTTGTCAAAGATCAGCTACTACCTGATTGCCGTTCTTTCAGATGGGCGGCAGGTTCATCTCGAAAATGTAGCCGAGAATATTGCTTGGGAAGAAAACGAGAAAGAGCTTGCCGTCCGGCTGAACCTTGCGATTCGAGACATCCCGTTTGAGGGTGGGCGCCTATCTCAGGCGCTCGCCCTCTGCACGATTGTTTATCTGTTTGCAGACTGGGGAGCTGGGCAGCAGGAGATTTTTCGCGGCACGGTTTGGGAATGGGAACATTCGCGCATAGCGGGTGATTCCATTGTCCTGACGTGCTACGACCTGCTTTTCTATTTGCAAAAGTCTACGGACAGCAAGTATTACGCCAAAGGCAAGACCACGCAGAGCATCATGTCCGATATTCTGACTTCGTGGAATGTGCCGGTCGGCGAATACTCCGGCGCAAACGTCACCCATCAGAAAATTCTCTATAAGAGCAAGACCATTTCTGCCATGCTGACCGAGACGCTGGACGATGCAAAGAAGCTCGGCGGCGCGAAGTCGATTATTCGCGCAAACAAAGGAAAGGCGGATGTTGTAAAGCAGGGCGGAAACCCTGACATCTACGCATTCACAGCCGATACGAATTTGACGGCAAGCAAGGACAAGTTCTCCATGACGAACCTTGTCACCCGCGTAGTGATTACCGGCAAGGACGACAGCGAAGGCCGCCCGAAGGTTGAAGCGACGGTGGACGGCGACGTGGAGTACGGCATCTTGCAGTCTGTCAAGGCGGCTGGCAGCAGTTCGCTTGCCGATGCCAAGAAGGAAGCGCAGGAGTTGATTGACGAGAAGGGTAAACCTGAACGCACGATTACGTTTCAGTCTCCCGACTTCCCATTGATTCGGAAAGGCGACAGAATACACGCGAAGACGGATGGTCTGAGCGGTTTTTTCTACGTTCTCGGCATCACGCACAATGCGACAACCATGACGATGCAGATGGAGGTGGAACCGGCATGAGCAAAGGCGACAACAGTCCGGGTGTAAGCAGACTGGCAAGCGTGCTTCGGGGTATTGCGGATAAGCAGATTCCAAAGGAGCTCTTGCTTGATTTTGGCGTCATTCAGGGCGATAAGTCTCTGCTTACAAACACATATCCGCTGCCGATACCACGTTCTGACTACCTTGTGTGTCGGCACTTGAAAAGCCGTACCGTCAAGGCTACAACCTCGTCAAGGAGCGTTGGCGACCACGGAAGCCATAGTCATACCGTGGACGTCTCCACACGCGAAGCGCTCAAAGTTGGCGACCGAGTGCTGGTTGCATGGGTTCAGAACGATGCTGTGGTCGTGGACGTGATTCTCTCGGCAAGCAGCGTCATCTGATAGGAGGTGTGAAAATGGCAGAAAGCCAGAAATTATACCCGGTATTCGAGATTCCTGCAATGCAGGCATCCGATGATACGGAGGAACAGGTTTTTCTTCCAGCCCCTCTTTTTGATTTTGATACCGGAGATTTTGTCAGAGACGGTGCGAACCGCGTCGTCATGGTAAACGGCAGAGACGCTTTCATGCTGTGGGTGCTGAAAACGCTTCAGACGCAAGCCGGGGCTTGCCAGAGCTACTACGGCTGCGGAATCGACGTGGAAGCCTGTCTGATGGAGCCGACGCGCGATGCAGTGCAGTCTGCGCTTGAACGCACGATCTCCGAAGCTCTTTTGAGCAACCCGCATGTGGATAGGGTGTACAACTTTGAGTATTTGTGGAAAGGCAACGAACTGACCACCTCTTTCATCATCAAGCCGAAGAGCTGGGAGGCTTTTGATGTTGGAATGACGGTCGTGACGTAATGGGAGGTGAAGATACTGTATGGAAAACGTAACCAGCTATACGCCGCCTGAAATCCTTGACGATATGGATGAGGAAACGATACGGGCAAGAATGCTTGAAAATCTTCCCGGAGACATCGACAAGACAGAAGGTGGCTTTGCGTCGGACTTCACGTTCCCTGCGGCAATCGAAAAGGCCGATGCCATGATTGTCCTGAATGAAATCATTCAGATTTTCTTTCCGGAATGGACATATGGCGAATACCTCGATATGCACGCTCGCGCCGCCGGTCTGAGCCGTAAATCCGCCACTGCCGCCTCTGGTAAATTGAAGGTAACGGGCGTTGAAGGAACGCTCATCCCCAAAGGCTTTGTGTTCAGCACTCCCGCAACAGCCGTAACTTCCAACGTGGAATATGCTACACTGGAAGATGCTGTTATCCCCGGAGACAGCGAAGAACGAACTGTCTACATCGACATCCAATGCACCGAGAACGGCCCTGTTGGAAATGTACCGGCCAACAGCGTAACGCTCATGGCGTCTCCAATCGGCGGTATCGCCGATATTACGAATGAGGATGCCATTACCGGCGGAACCGACGATGAAACGGATGAGGATCTTCGTCAGCGCATCATGGAGCATGATAAAAGCAATGAATCCTCGTTCGTCGGCAATGATGCGGACTATAAGCGCTGGGCCAAGGAGATTGACGGCGTAGGCTCTGTTGCCGTCGTCCCGGAATGGGAAGGCGCAGGAACCGGAACTGTCAAGCTGATTATCATGGACGCGAACGGCGACCCGGCCAATGAAAAAACGCTGAAAGATGTCTACAATCACATCATGTCGCCGGAGAACCGCGACAAACGTCTTGCCCCGATTGGGGCGATTTTGACCGTTGTCACGGCTGATTCCGTTGACCTTACCATCACAGCCCAGATCACGCTTGAAGATGATGCGGACATCGACAGCGTAACTGCTGCTTTCAAGGTTGGACTGTCTGCGTATTTTGACGAGGCGAAGCAGGAAGGCTGCGTGCGCTACACCCGTGTCGGCAGCGTCCTGTCGGGAACGGCTGGCGTGGCTGACTACAAGGAGCTGTACATCAACGGCACAAGGAATAACGTTGCCATTGATGTGGATGATTACCCGGCCTTGAAGAGCGTCGAGTTCACGAAGGCGGTGTAAGCATGGATGCCACACAAAGAGACATCATCCTCAAGAGCGAATCCGGCAACCGAATGATCGACACGGTTTCCCCGATCTACGAGGAATCCTACGTCGGCTGCTGGATGTACGAAATCATGGGGCGTGAGTACGACAAACTGTGGGACATCATAAAGTCGCTGCCGTCGCAGCTTTTCCCTGAAAGCGTGACGTGGGCTATCGAACTATGGGAACGTCGATATGGCCTCATTCCTGCGCCTACGCACACGCTCGAACAGCGCCGCCAGAAGGTGCTCGAAATGCGAGCGCTGCCGCACCCGTTCACGCCCTATGCGCTCGAACGCTACATCAAGATCATGACCGGTCGAGATGTTGAGGTAATCGACCGAATCGGGCCGCACACCTTCGGTGTCAATATTACTGATGCAGACGGAAGCGAGCCGCTTGACCTTACCGCGCTGAAGCGATACATCAACGCGCACAAGCAGAGCCACATGTCCTATGAAATTCTCTGCCAGAGTGCCGCTGAAATACAGGTGTCGGTCGTAACCGAATACTGGGTTTTCGACTATCTTCTGTGCGGCACACTTCCGCAGGAGAATTATTCGGGCGGCATTGCCAAGGCCCCCGACATCAAGGCGATGATGGATTCCGGAGCCTATACGATTGGCTATCCCCTGTGCGGCGTGTATACGCTTGGCGGGGACATTCTGTAACGACAAGGAAGGAGTGACGGAACTGATGCTGACGAATACGGCGCTGACCGCTCTGAAGAATTGCATCAAGGACAACATTCACTACGCGCAGTACAAGGTCAATGGAGCATACCACAAGGCAGAAATCAGGGATGCGAGGATCATGTCTGATGGCCGTGTGGGCATCACCTTCATCATTGACCATACTTTGCCGGGCGATATTATCGTCACGGAGGTCCAGCTCTACGACCACAACGGAAGCCTCTGGGCGAGCAAGGCAGAGAGTATTTCCCGCAAAGCTGTGCAGGAGGGCATTCTCTACCGCTTCGCCTTCACGATTACCGAATCTTGAGGCTGAAAGGAGGGAAAGAACATGGCTTATACACCGACTGACTGGAAAGACCACGTTGTGCAGCGCCCCAAGACCTTTGAAGTCAAGAAGAATGCTGACGGCACGCTGACACTTGTCCCGTCCCCCGGAGACGTCATTCAGCAAGGTACGCCTATGTCGGCCACCAATTTCAACAACGCCGAGCAGGGCATCTTGGCCGCACATTCGATGCTTGATCTGCTGTACACTCTCGTCATGCTGAAACTCGGTTACAGCGACCACACGCTGGACAGCCTTGACGCCGCGAAGCTGGATTTGCACGGCAAAGCCGACAGCGCAGGGAAAGCCGACAAATTGGCGAATCCGAGAACCATCGCCATCTCTGGCGGAGCTACTGCGGAGGGCGTGACGTTTGACGGTAGCGGCAACATCACCATCAACGTGACGGCGCTCAACCCTGCGCAACTGTCAGCAGCCGTTCCCGTTACGAAGGGCGGCACGGGAGCGACGACGAAGGCGGCGGCCCGCACCAATCTTGAAGTCCCGTCCAATCTTGACATCGCGGCAATGCTTGTCTTCATGGACGCAATGCAGTCTGTGAACTATGCTGCGCACCGTGCGAATGAACAGCGATTGACCGCTGTCGAGGCGAAGCTCGATGCACTTTCGTCCTAACCGCTCACCATGGCAAGAAAGGAGAAGGCTTCAAATGACGGACAACAAAGAAGCGCTTGGCACGTCGCAAGACGCGCAGGCAACAAGCGAGCCGTTTCCGGCCCCGCCGACGCCTGAGCAGATCGCGGAGTGGGAAGCGGAACGCGAAGCTCGCTCGGAAGCGGAGCTTGCACCCTACAAGGCTTTTGCTGCTCGGCAAAAGGCTAACACGGAAACCATTGCAGAGCACGACGATCTCATGGCTGAAATGCTGTATGAGATGACGATCAGTGCAATCGGCGGAGAGGAGGAATCGAACGATGGCGTATAAGCTCATGAAGCGTATCATTGCGCGGGACGTCAAAAACGGCACGCTGAACCGGGCTGCGACGATGGATAAGCTGGACGCTTTTCTTGCCGCCGACCGGCTGACGGCGACGGAGTATCAGGAACTCGTGGCGATGATGCCCGATGAATAAGATCATCGACAGCATCGCCTTTTTCTTTGCCGAGAGGCAGTTCAAACGCGACCTTGCAAGATTGGAGGAAATGAACATGACTTACAAGCTGATGAAGCGCATCATCACCAAGGGCGGCTATGACCGTGAAAAGACCTTGCAGAAGCTCGACGTGTTTCTGATGGCCGACCGCATCACTGCGGAAGAGTATCAGGAACTCGTGGAATTGATGGGAGGCGCTGAATAATGGGACTGCACGATTCCATTGAGCGCTTCGCTCAGGAAATGGGCTGGGTCGTCAAGTATGCTGACGATGGTACGCCCAATTTCTTTTATCCCATCTACAAGTGCAAAAGCTCTGACCTCGACGCGAGCCTTCCGGAGCATACGCACCCGGCGTTCATCGTCAACGGTCAGGAAATCGACCGCCGCCTGATTGCCGTCTTCAAAGGCAGCAGCCATAACGAAGCCTGCCATTCCATCCCGAACATGCCGCCGCTGGTCAACACGGGCGCCGATCAGTTGCTTGCAAAGATTAAAGCCTGCGGTACTGGCTTCGGCCCGAAAACCTGTGCAGACAGCGGCCTGATTCTGCTGCTCGCCAAGAAGAACGGCTGGGTTCCGAAGGGTAACAACGCTTATGGCGTTGATTACCGCGATGGCACCTCTTTCGAACTGAATAAGAGCGTCGCCGTTGGCGACAAGCGTGTTTTTCGCAGCTGGGAGTATACCGCCCTCGTAGCTCATACGACCAGCGCGAAGCATCTTCCTTCGGAGGATGTTGGCTACTGGAAGAAGGGCAAGCATGTCGGCGGTACGCCTGTTGCCTCTCAGTACAGTGCGGACAATAGCTATCGCGGCTACAATACGCTGACGGGTTCCGGCCCCGCATCTTGGCGGCTTGATGGAACGATCAGCGGCATTGACGATGTGAATGGCAACTGCTTCGATCAGGATTACGGTTACAGAATCTATGATGGCGAATTGCAGGTGCTTGAAAACAACAACGCCGCCGACCCCTCCGCTGACTTGTCTGCCAGCAGCGCCGCTTGGAAGGCAATCCTGCCGAACTCTGCGAACAACGGCCATACCCTCGTGGCTCCCGGCACGTCCGGTACGCTGCACTGGACGTGGGCAAACAGCAAAATCACGCTGGATACCGTGGCGCCGACGTTCGACAGTGAGTATCGCGGAACGTCCTTCAAAGACCTCGCAGTCAATTCCGCGAACATCCCGTATGTGCCCGCGCTCCTGTATGAACTCGGTCTGTTCCCGACGCCTGGCGATACGACGCAGAGCTACTGCTACATGCAGTTTGCTCAGGGCGAGCGGTTTCCCCGGCGCGGCGGCAAT